GATCAGCAAGTTCAACAACAACATAGAAAAGATCAACTCTTCCAAGACGAATTAGAAGCTTGGATGGATGAGACAACAGGTTCTATTGACTCAATTGCTTTTGGTTTTAAGAAAAAAACTACTTCGGGGAGAGCTTTCGGAGGGGTTCAACGTTTGAAGGTGGGGTCTTAAGCGGAATAACTTTGTCATCCATGCTTGAGAAGTCCAATTTGTTGGCAAGTTTCTTTAATGTGCTGCCTTCTGCTGCAACAGCAGTCACATTGTTTTGTTTTAGAAGCATCATTGCCTCTGATCTTGCCTTGCGATCTCCATTTCTTAGATCATCTAATACTTGATCTATTACTTCGGAGTGCATCTCTGCTAATTTTTCTTGTAAATCCATAAACTTCTACGGGGAAGTTGAATAACTCCTCTACTATGGTACATATTCCCGATTATCGGTAGGCTGTATAGGTCTACACCCTTGGAGAGTGACTTATTTTCCGAACATCGATGAAAGATTAATAGCTGCTTTAGCCGAGCAGTTTCCAGATCAGTGTCCTGATTTGAGTCTTTCTGAAAAAGAAGTTTGGTTTAAGTCAGGCCAAGCGTCTGTCATCAAGTGGTTAAAACGCCGTTTGGAAGAACAGGAAAATGACGTTTATCAACTGGAGGCAGTCTGATGTGTATGGGTGGTGGCTCTGCTGCAACAATTACGGTTCCTGATTATGGGGCTTATGATCAGCAATTTGATTTACAAAAAGCTGCGATAGAACAGGCTGCTAGTCAATCAACTTTAACTGCACAGGCTGATCTCAATTCTGCGTTACGAGCGAAGCAAGATGCAGCAACACAATTATTAGTAGCGAAGCAACAGCAAGCAGAAGATACAAATGCAGCGGCAATGAGATTAGCTCAAGTCGTTGGCCCTCCTCCAAGAGAAGAACATGCTAAACCTCCTGAGATTGGAGCTGATGAACGTGGCATTAAAGGAAAAAAAGGTAAATCATCCTTAAGAATTGGCAAGGTTGCCACGTCGTCAGCCAGTGGCTCTGGCCTCAACATTACTTAGGTACTCATTATGTGTTTCGGAAAACCCAAGGCTCCCAACATTGTTTATCAAGGCCCAAGCCAGGCTGACATTGATGCGTCTAATGCTGCTTTAACTACTTTCCAGGAAACGACTGCTGCTAACACAGCAGCTTTTCAACAAAGTATCAATGATCAAATTGCTGCTGCCAATACATCTACCCAAAGTCTTATGCAACAAATCGCAACTGCTCAAGCTGGTGGTAGTAGTGATCCTATTGTCAACGATGCTCCTTATGCCATTACGACTGAAGACAATGTAACGGCAGAAGATGCTCAAACAACTACAGAGATTTCAAAGAAAAAGAAAAAACCAAGCACCTTGAAAATTTCTGCTGGTGGTCTTCAGGCTTCCACTGGTACTGGTGTTAACTACGGAGTTTAATTATGTGCATGGAAGTTCCAAACATTCCTGGTCCTTTTGATGATTTAATCAATGATGCTACTGGGGTGACCGCAGCAAAAGAGGAAGCGAAAAACGCAGCAAAAGCACAAGCTGAAGCTGATGCACAGGCCGCTGCTGCCGCTGCTCAGCTTCAAGCAAATCAAGATGCTGCTGCTGCTTTAGCTGCACAGACTCAAGCAGATCAAATGGCTGCTGCCGCTGCTGCTGCTGATTACGTGAGGGCTCAAGAAGAACAAGTTAGAAATACATATGCGATTGCTGGTACAGGTTCAAATGCTGCTGACATTTCACAGCGTAATGCTGCTATAAGTGCTGCGAATAGTGCAGCCTTAACATCTCAAAACATTCTTTCTAAGCAAAAAAAGAAGAAAAAAGGTCTAAGAATATCTCCTAAAGATGCTTATGCAAAAGGTGAAGGTTCTGCTGGAACTACTTCTGCTTCCTTAAAAATCGGTAGCCAAGGAACATCTCCTGGTACTGGTACTAATCTCCCTGTCTAATTATGGCTACTGCTGAACAGCGTTATCGCTCAGGTGAAAATGATCGGAATTGGGTTTTAGATAAAGGCCGTAATTCAGCTCGTCTTACGGTTCCTTATTTAATTCCAGAATCAAATGATCCAGTTAATAACAACAAAGATACATACGCTGTTCCGTGGAATGGCATAGGAGCCAGAGGAGTTCTTAACTTAGCGAGCCGAATGTTGTTGGCTTTGCTACCTCCAACGCAACAATTTTTCAGATTTTCGTTAGATGAAGCAGCATTAGCACAGCAAGGGGTAGGGCCAGAGCAGAAATCTCAGTTTGAAGAGGCGTTAAGCAAAATTGAAAGGATGGTGCTTAGGGAAATAGAGGCAAGTAATGATCGTGTTGTTTTCCATGAGGCGTTATTACACTTAATTGTTGCTGGAAATGCACTTTTATATGTTGCTCCAGAGGGATTAAGGGTATTTCATCTCAATCGTTACGTTTGTTTCCGCGATCCAATGGGTAATCCCCTTGAGATTGTCACTTGTGAGCAACTTCCTTACTACGCATTGCCAGAAAAGGTTAGGCAAATGCTTGAACAAGAGGAAGAAGAAGACTTGAAAGGACTTTATAAGCAACCTGAACCATTAGAAGCAAAGGAAGAAGAGAAGAATTGCAAGGTTTACACCCATATCAAGTGGGAAGGTAATCAAGTTAAGTGGCACCAGGAGGTTAAAGGAAAAATCGTTGAAGGAAGTGAAGGAAGAGCCCCTAAAGATCTAAGTCCCTGGCTCCCATTGCGTATGACGAGAATGGACGGACAAGCATACGGGGTTGGATATGTTGAAGCAGCAGCGATAGCAGATTTACAAACAGTAGAAGCGTTATGTCAGGCAATCGCAGAGGGTAGTCTTGCTAGTGCAGCGGTACGTTTCCTCGTAAAGCCAAGTGGTGTTACGAAAGCTGCTGATCTAGCTAAGGCTCCTAATGGAAGTTTCGTTACAGGAGATCCCAACGACGTGCTTGCTTTGCAAGTTCAGAAATCGTCTGATTTATCTGTAGCGATGCAAGGAAAAGAACAGATAGAACGTAGGCTATCACAGGCTTTTATGCTTAATGATCAGCGAAATGCGGAGCGCGTCACCGCGGAAGAGGTGAGATTGCAAGCCCTTCAAGTGGAAAATAGCCTCGGAAGCATATACAGCATCCTCACTACAGAGTTCCAAGTTCCATACGTCGCTAGGAAGTTAGATATTCTTACCAGAGAAAACAAAGTTCCCAAGTTGCCTCCCGATTTAGTGAAACCAATCATGACAGTTGGTTTGGCTGCTGTTGGAAGAGGAAATGATTTAGAGCAATTAGTCAGATTTACAAGCACTCTGGGTCAAACCATAGGCCCAGAGGGGATGGCTCGGTATTTAAAACCTACTGAGTTAATCACTCGTCTTGCCTATTCAATGGGCATAGACACTTTGGGCCTAATCAAGACTGAGCAAGAGCTACAAGCTGAAGCACAGCAGGCACAACAGCAGGCACAACAGCAAGCTTTACTGCAATCAGCTATGGGTGATCCGCAGAAGTTAGCTAATGCTGCTCAAACCGCCAACGAAATGATCAATCCACCCCAAGAAGCACAATGACCGCGACCCCACAAGGTACTCCACAATTAACTATTCCTGAAGGACAAGAAGGTTTAGCTAGTCCTGATCAACAGGAATTAGTTGAACAGATTCAACAAGAAGGGCAGATCTCTGAAGATGCTCAACAAGTCTTAGAAAAATTTAAAAGTACAGAAGATTTAGCAAAATCTTACGCTGAACTACAAAGGAAGTTCACTCAAAATCAACAGCAAAAACCTGAGACTCAGGAAAAGGCTGAAGAATCAACTACGGACGAAATTAATTGGCCTGAATCAATTGAAAATTATACGTTTGAAGTTGGAGAGAAGTTTTATGGGACAGAAGTAGCAACTGCTTTGCAAAATGCTGAAGTTAATCCAGTTGAGATGTGTGAAAAGTTTTATGCAGGGGAAGATGTAAGTAATTACGTGAATGACATTGTTGATAAAGGCGGTTTACCTAGAGATCTGGTTGAAAGGTATTTAGAAGGAAGTCGTGTTCGTGCTGGCCTTAATACAGAGTCTGCTCAAGAGCAGATGACAGAGGTAGACGAGCAGCAGATAAAAGATGAATTAGGAGGCGATGCTGCTTTCAATCAAATTGCTGATTGGGCTGGTAAGAATTTAAATGCAGATATTTTGAAATCTTATAACGACACTATTGATAGTGGAAATGCAGATGCAATCCGTTGGGCAGTTAGATCATTGCAAATAGAAATGGCAAATCCTAATGCTGTCGTAGAGCCGAAACTCATAGGGGGTGGAGATGTACCAAGTCAAACTACATTTACAAGCAAACAACAAGTTATAGATGCTTTAGGTAAAACAAATGATAAGGGACAAAAAATATATGATTTAGATGGAACTTATCGAGATTCAGTAAAAGAAATGTTGGCAAGAAGCGGGGCGTGGGATAGCCTTAAGTAAGAACGCAACCAAAAGCACTAGGCCCATTAAGGTGGATAACCTGAGTAGCGGAGGAAC